GGGAAAGGAAAAAGTCAGGTATAAATCCATACTGGTCGTTACCTACTTTTATGACTTGTTTAAACTTACTTTTTTTACTAGTCTGTAGCTTTGCAATTACTCTTAAAACTTTTGTTACGTCTTCTAAAGTCAGTTGGTTAATTAATTCTTTAGGCATATCTGTCATTAGGTTTATCATGTCCTGTGACTTTTCTATTTCGCCTTTGTTTTCTGACTGAATCAGTTTTACCCAAGTTTCTAAAGTTACATCACTCCAATTTTTAATAGTAAATTTATGCTGCTTGTCGTCTTTAGTAACCTTAATTCGCATAATATATAATAGAAATTTAGTTTATTTAGTTTAAAAATGTATATTTGTTTAGTTTTTTTCTAATAATCAAGGGTTGCGTGTATTCTATGTTCTTTTTAGCAACCCTTTTTTTATTGTACAAAGTATTTACCTGCGTTAGGGTTGTCTAAATGATAAATAACGTTATACCTAATACCATCTATTGCGTGGTTGTAATTATCTACGTATAATTTAGAACCTTTGTCTGCGTATACATAGTTGTTAAGCTCTTTGACTATATTAACACTTTCAGGACTTACTACTAGCTCAAAGTCTTGCATACGTGTTATACCACTTTCTATAGTGCCTTTTTTTACAGGTCTTATATTTACCCCTTTGTGTTTCAGGTCTTCTATTAGTCTAGGTTCTGCGCTGTCTGCTACAATTAGTTTGTTACCTACTCTGTCTAGTATAATCTTTGCTAACTCGTGTGTCTTTAATCCATTCTTATATATGTGTTCGTGTACATATAACTTGTTCTTTGTTTTGTCAATAGCTACTTCTGTTAAGCTGTCAGGATCAACAGAAAAACCAAAGTCCATACCACAAGAAGTTTGTAAGCCATCAGGATTAAATTCACCTATTGACCAATTCTCAAATACAACTCCTTCTGCTTTGTCTAACCACCCACCTAATATATTATGATTGTATTTCTTTATATTGTTTTTTCGTATAGCTTGTATACGATCTAAAAAACTCTGTGATAGGTTTTGGTGGTTGTCTCTATAGGTAGTGTGTATATAACAAACATTGTCTTTGATACCATTGTAACTAGGTGGTACACCTCTTTCTTCAAAGAATCTTTTATATATCCAATGTTCTTTTGTAACAGGGTTTAATACTAATATAATTCTGTTTTGTACTTTCTTTTCTCGTATACTTAAATCTATAGTGTCAAATGTACTTTCGTCAATTAGTTCTTCTGCTTCGTCAAGTACCCAACAAGAAATACCTTGTAAACTCTTTAAACTTGCTGTTTGGTTACCTGCTGATGTTTTTATTCCCCTAAATAGTATGTCACTACCATTTGCAAGGTTTACTACTTCTGACTTGTTTATGTCAAATATATTATCAAACCCTAGTAAACTAATCTTTTCTAAAAATTCAGGTATTATAGACAAATGAGCTGAAACCATTGTATAACGTGTAAACAATACCCTTATGTTTTTTGACATAGTAAGTAAGGTAAGAAACACAGTTACTGCGAAAGACTTACCTGAACCACGACCACCTGTTATAATATAATATCTACAGTCTGACTCAAATAGTTTTTGATATTTATTGTTCAGTTCCAGAGTCTACAAAGTTTATTAACGGTAAGTGTAAACTATCGTCATTTGTAGTTACGTCTACTCTTTGTTGTGGTTTACCATAAAAGTATTCAAAGTATAATTTAACTGACCATTGTTCTTTTTTCTCTAAACTTTCTTGTAATGCTTTAAGCGCTAAGTCATTAAAAGGTGTTAGTTTTTCTATTAGCTTTTGTTCTTCAGCTTTTGAAGGTCTACCACCTCTGTTTCCTTTTGTTCCTTTATTGTTTTTTCTGCCGTCCATATAATTAGTTTAAATTAGTTAACTGATTCTTTTATATAATAGAAATTACTTAAATTCATTTGGTGGCATTAATATTACACCTAAGTCATTTTGCGCCCAAATACGTACTTCTTCACAAAATAAAGTAAAGTCTTCTGTTGTTAAGTTACTACTACGATCAGGTATAAACATATCTTTTAAATGTTCGTGCATTTCGTATTTATGATACCCTGTGTGTTCGCAAAGTGGTTTGACAATACATTTCCAATAGTATCTATTCTGTTGGTGTGTTCGTGTCATATTAACCCTTTACACCTTTATATACATAGCTAGGTTTTTTAAGTAGTTCTAAACGTTCTAGTTCAAACCGTAGGTGTTCACGTGCTTTTTCTATACACTCTTTTGATGTTTCGTGTTTTCTGTTTGCTCTTAATAAATAACTAACTGCCGTGCCTATATTATAGTTTAGTTCATAGTCTTCTATTATTTTTCGTGCTTCGTAGCCGTGTATTTTTCCTATATAATAATCAGGTATTTTTTTTTTCATCTTTTCTGTCTCTATATAACGCACCTGTTATTGTTTTGTGATTAGGTTCTACTTTGTCTGTCCTTTCTGCAAGTTTCTCGTTTTCTTCTTTTGTTATAAATAATTCAATAATAGCTACACCAATAATAAGTATAAATGCAATACCTATGATAAGTAAAAAAAACAAGATCATACTAAAGAATATTTACTAAATGATACAGGTTCGTTGTATCTGTTTTTAGAACTAACAAACTCACTTCTTATATTATACCCTTCGTCTTTAAGTTCGCATATCCTTGAAGTTAGTCGCATTATTCCGTATTCCTTCATAGCTTCTAATGCTGTGATACTACCTTTGTCGTTAAGGTGTCTTATTATTCTGTCTTTTTGTGTTAATGTTTTCATTTAATAATTTTTAGGTTTTAATATATCTTTTTTTATTCCATTCCCCATTTTATTTTTTCTTCTTTTGTCCAATAGTCATTAGCTTCTAATTTATCTGTAAATTCTCTAGCTTCTTTGTATAAGTCTAAATTATTTTCTTTAATATATTCTATAAAAGTTTCTTGCCAATATATCTTAGATTGATTTAACCTATTAATTTTTAATTGGTCTAAAAATATACTAAAAGGTGCAGTTTTTTCTGTTTTCATTTAAATATTGATTATAGTTTTTCGTAAAGTGATTTTATTCCTTTCCACATATTGTGTAAACACGAACCACAATTTGTTGTGGGTTTATATTTAGTTTTATATATAGTGTTATACAATTCAACAAATCTTTTTTTTGTTTCAACGTCAGGTGCTTGTCCGTTTTTTATTTTTTGCCATACACATAGTATTTCTTGTTTTAAGTGCATAGGTGAATTTTTGTCATATTCTCGTTGTTCTGTTTTATAAGGAAACATTTTATTTAGTTTCTCTTGTCTTTCGTCACAACCACAGTCGTCCTTACCTACTGCTTTAGCTATCTTTTTTGCTAGCTTGTCTATTTTAGTAGCTGAAGTAATTTTTTTAATTGTGTCACCTAGACCTTTGCTTTTTTTAGTCATTAAATATATATTTTAATTCTTTTCTTACTTTGTCTATTGTAGTATACAAGCTATTTCTACTTATACCTGTTTTTTCTGCTAGACTATCTAACGTATTGTTTTCGTAGTAATATAATTTAAATATTTCACGATCATACCAATACATATTGTCTAGTTCTGTGTCAATATGTTCTAACTTTACATAATTTTTAGGTGCTTCTATTGAAGGTATGTTTTCTAATTTTTCATTTAAATTGTTTGTTATATTACAATTATCGTCTAGTCTAGTATAATACTTTTTGAATTTATAAAAATATTGACTTCTAGGACTATTAAAACTTCTTCTTAATGCTACTGCACCATATCGTAAAATACCTTGTTTGCCGTCTTTTTCATATATATTTTTAAGTGTGTCTTTATTCATTTGTAAGAAGTATAACATAAGTTCTTGTACTACTTCGTTTATTTCGTTTTCGTCTATTGTAAATGTGTAAGACATTTTTATAAAGTGTTTTCTACAATCACCTACTATTTTATATATTTTATTCATTACGTGGTTTTATGTCACCTAATTTATTTACTACTTCTTGTAATATTTCTGATAGCAACATTTGGTAAGTTCTTATTTGTGTTAAGTTTCTTTTGTTTTCTATACCTGCAAAAAAACCATTCGTCATTGTCGTTACATTAATAGGTATAATTAAAAGAAAGTCTGACCAATTTCCTGTGTGTGCTGCTATTTTATATTCGTTATGATATTCAATAATTTGTTCAAGGACATCTAAATAATTATTAAATTTATTTTTACTTGAACATTGTTCAGCAAAACTACATACGGTGTCTAAATACTTTTCAATTATTATTTCGTGTTCTTTATTTACGTATATAGGTTTCACGCTTGTAATTTAATTTTATTTTTTAATCTAAACCTTTTTCTTTTTTTAAGTTTTTAACAAGTGTTTTGTAATAAGTAATGTTTTCGTTGTATTCTACTCTAGTAATTTTAACTGTGCTTTTACTTAAAAATTCTAAGTCTTGTGCAGTACCTACACCGTATTCTTTATTTAATTTAAGACCGAATAACCATTGTTCGCCTTGACTAAATATATTACACTTAGCACATTGAACTTGACAGTTTTGCTCATTAAATCGTGTAGGTAAAAATTTACGTGATTGAAAATGTCCACATTGTAGTTTTTTGTAGTGGTCTACCTTACCACAAGTATAGCATTGAGCTAGCCCTGTGTCAGTAGCTTTACGCAGTCTTATATATAAAGAAAACCATTTGTCTAACTCCTTTTTAAGTTTACTTATTGTTTTCACTATTTAATAAGTTTTGTTTATAGTACGGTACTAATTTTGGGTTTACGCCGTACCTGTGAACCTCAAAGTATGCATATTCTAATCTGCGTTTATGCTCTAAACACCAACGGTAGAATGTTTTTATATTTAAAAACGCTTCTTGTTCGTTTCTTACTCCTAATCTAAATGCTGTATCTACGTCTTCTATTGTTAAGCGTCTAAATCTTTTATCTGTCTCTAAATCATAAGCAAATGTTTTAGCTAATACTGCAAGTGTTTTACCGTCTGTTTTATGTCCTAGTTCTATTGCAGTTCTTGAGATTATATCGTATAGTTTTTCTTTCATAAGTATTGTTTACCCTTTTCGTATTCGTTTAGTTGTATGTCTATTTTTGACGTGCTTTTATTGTAGTCTTTACTACGTTTAGACCACGTCTTTAATCGTCTGTCAGTACACCACGTTTTTTGCATTTCGTAGCGTAACTTACCAGTCTTACTTGGTTCTGTCCAATAATCAAAAAATTCTTGTAACATATCATTATTATAATCATAAGAAAAAACTTCGTCCTTAAATATATTAATATTATTATTTATTCTTATTTCTTTATTCTTATTAATAGTTATTGATTTTTTTAACTCCAAGTTGTTAAAATTTTTAACATCTAGTTGTTCAATTTTTTGACAACTGAGTAATTTAAGTAACTCATTGTCATTTATTCTAAAATGTGTTTTAGCAGGTATACCTTGTATTTTGGTTTCTACTATATTATGTTCTTTTAGTAATTTAAGTGCGTTTCTTTGTTCGTGTGGTGATAGTGTAGTGTCTTCTTGTATGTTCTTTGCAGTATTAAAAAACCAACGATCTACTAACAAACCGTTGGTCTTAAAATACTCTTCTTTACTAATTAAATCAGCTAAGTAAACTGTGGTCTTTAAACCTAAGATGAACGCAAGTTTTTTGTTTACTATTAAAAATGCTGAACTACTTAGTAAATGTTTCATACAAAAATATTAATGTTATGTTCATAGTTAATTAAAATTTTCTTTAGTTTTTTAATTGTGTCAATTAAGTTATTAAGATCAGTTTGTAAACTATGCTTAAAACGTTTAGTTTCTACATTTAATTGTATTTCTTCGTTATCTACTTTTTTAATATCTGACACTTTTAATTTAAGTTGAAACTCTGAAAGTGACATACCATATTCGGCAACGTCTCTATACTCTGTTAAAATTTTATTATAGGTGTCTCTATATAAACGCCACGTGTAGTAATACTGGTGGTGCATTTGTTTATAGTGATATATATTAGTACGATCTCTGTTTAAATGTTTAGCTATTATTTTATAGTTAATCTCTTCTTCTATTAATGCAATATTAGCTACAGCCATACGCATTACAATATAAGGTTGTTTACGTGAATTAGAAGTAAGTTCTTTTAAATCTGTATTGCACGCTTGCGCTGATATATTACAAATACGTTGCATTAATCTGTCGTCTAAATTCATAACTAAAAAGGTAGTTTTGTATTTGATTTACCAAAAACCCAGTCGTAAAATATTTGTGCATTTTTTAATACGTCTTCTGTTGTACACGTTTTATCATATTCTACTGCTGCTTTAAGACAAGATTGTTTTACTATAAGTTCTTGTCTGTCGTCTGTAGGTGTATTTTGTGTGTATTGGTTAGGTATATCTCTTTGTATCTTAATCGTACCTTTTTCGTTAATAGTATAAGTTACTGATTGTCCTAATTCTAAACCATGATTTTGTGACTTTTTGTAAATGTTACCTGTGTCACCATTGTCTAGTTCAACCTCAAACATAAATAGTTCTTTAAAATTGCCTGAAGGTTGTACGCTTTTAATATTTGCTGTTTTCATAATTTAATTTAAAAATTGCCTACGTTGAAGGTGTAGGTTTACCTTATAATAATTGCTAACGCTTTGTCGTTATTGTTTTTGTGCATATCTAAATAAAAGTCACGCTTTTCACTATTTTGTAGATCATATTCGTATACACCTCGCATTTCCCAATCTTGGGTTGCTCTATATTCTTCTATTTGTTTTTCTGTTCCTATAAGTCTTACATAGTTTGCAAAACCTATATCGTTGTAATATTGGTTTGTAGCTACGTCTTGTCTTTGTACACCTACTTGTACGCCTTGTTTTAGTAGGTAGTCTTCAGCTATTATTGTTAAATCGTCCATAATTCTTGTATTAATTTAGTTACTAAATATCCTAAAAGAAAAACAAAAGTAAACATAACAATCTTATAGTCGTATTTGTGCATAAATTGGTGAAATTTATTTTTGTAAAAGGTTTCTATACGATATACAGGTTTGTCGTATGTATGTTTGTAGTTTGTTCTAAAGAATCTATCAAGTTCTTTTGTAGTTAAGTTTGCTGCTACTAAATTGTTAGTAGACTTGTGATATATATTGTGTAAAGTTTCCATATTTATAATTTTGTAGTTTCTAATAATTGTTTTAATTTTTCTCTCATTTCTATATATTGCAATTTATAAGTCTCGTTGTTCTGTCTTAGTCTTGCATTATCTTTTTTGTACTCCTGTAATTTTTGTACAAGCTCATCTTCTGTAAGTTGTAAGGGAGTATTTATAATGTTTTTTGGTATATAAGTTTCCATAATTAGTATTGATTAGTATGGTGCTAATATACAACAATATAAATTAGTTATCAAATTGTTTTGTGTAAAAGTTTCC